AACCGACCCAATGGTTGCCCGCATGGACACAATCAACAGCGTAGACATGTCATGGGCTTTTCAAGCCTTTGCTGGTGCGTATCGTAATTATTGCCGGAACACGCAAGTATTTGGCGGGGAAAAAGTCTATCATGCTAAACGTAAACACACCCGCAACCTATCGCCGGAAAGCATAACAGCAAATAGCATTGTCGGGCTAGATACGTTTAGCAACAATCGGAACTACTTCCGGCGGATGCAAACCATTGACCTTAATCGTGACGAATGGCGGGAAATAATGGAAACCACTTTGTGCCGCAACACGTCAAGGGGTGCAGTAGCAACAACCGACCAATCTAAAAAGGTTAACGTCGCATTGCTTGGGCAAATGTTGCACCGCTATGATCAGGAAAGTGCAGAATTAGGTTCTAACTTATGGGCTGGGTACAATGCCCTTACAGCTTGGTCAACTCATGTGACAGAGGATGCCAGCTGGACAGACGACGATGGAAACGACCGGACAAGGAAGGCTAGAACAACCGACGCAAACCGGGTGCCTCATGTTCAACTTCAACGACAAGCTAAGGTTCGGGACGTTATCAACTCCGACGCTTGGTCTGCTAAAGTTGCGGCATAGTCGGGCGAAATCATGAGTGAGATTTTAGCCATTTTTTACAGGATTTTATTATGTATTATTGCCCTCGTTATTCTGGGCGCAATTATAAACTAAGGACAAAACACAATGACCGAACCAGAATTTAAATTACCAACAACCGCCGCCGAGCTTTTCGCTTCGCATGTTGTAGAAGAACGGGAAGACCCCGCCGGATTACGCAAGGCAGTAGTCAAGGTCTTGGGTATGACACAAATTACCCTGACCGAACAAACCGGACTCAGCACCCTTGCGGTTCATAAGTGGATTAACAACCGCGTGGACTCCCACCCAAAAACACGGGAAAGAATAACCGCCGCCTTGACAATTAAGTACGTCGAGAAATATACTCCAAATGCTCATGAGGCACTTCCGCCTTTTGAGAATCTTTAGGAAAGAGAGGAAACCATGAGGAAAACAATGGACAGCGTCGGGAATTCGGTAGTAATCGAAACACGGTCAGTCGGTGAACTTATCAACGAGCTAACGCTTAACAGTGATACGCTAGAAGATAAACACTCCGAGCTTGTTGACAAGGTAAACAGTTTAGAAACTGAGCTAAACGACTTATCGCAATTATCTGACAGACTAGAGTCTTTAGAGAATCGCATCGACGACATTGATTTAAAACTTGATGAGACATCCGAGCAGATTAAAGAGATGGCAACCAATGCGTCGGCTCTTGTCGAACTCATGAAACAAATCGCAACACGTTAGGGGGACAACATGCAGTTTTTTATCCGCTTTATGATTGCCGCAACTATAATTTTTCAAAGCCTATTAATTATTTACTTAGCTTATGTAAACATGGTCAACGGCAATTATTCCCCTATGATATCTTCACTGTTTGGCTTGGCTGGTGTTGTTGGTCTGGTTGGCGGTGCAGTCGGTCTTAATTACGCAACTCGCTGGGTGACAAGATGGAACGCTTAGAGATACTGGCTTTCGTTATCGCCTACGCTATTCCGCTTGGGATTATTGCGTATTACATCGCTGGGTTACTTAACAAGTAGTAGCTTTCGCAACACGTCGGGGTGACTCCCTCCGCCCCGCCTTGTAGCCCCTCCAGTTTAACCGCTGGGGGGGTTTTTCGTGGGCACGGGGGAATAATACCCAATCGGCTGTTATTGTTGTGCTATCCGGTTGTGTAGCTTGTCGTGGATAACACGCCGCCACGCCCTCGACGTGCAACATTTTGGGGGACACTGGGGGCAATTCAAAACGAATTCGCCTACTTGTCGCGCGGGTACGTGTATAAGTTACCTGCTGGGCTATAATAGCAGTATGACACGCCGGATTTACCCTTAAGGGGTTGCCCACGGCATCGGCGATGAGGAAAAATATTCGATGGCGGAAACCCGGGGCAACGGCCACCCCACCCCCCAGTACATGCGCATGTAATCCCTCCATATTTTTTGTAGTTTTAGGGGTGTGACATTTCTGCAACCGTCGCAACATGTAGGGGGAGACCGATTGCCCAACAAAAAACCCCCACTGGGATCAGTGAGGGGTGTCCAATCTGCAACATTTAGGGGAACCTATAGGGGGTGTTCACTATGGTATATTACCCGGGAGGTTACTCACCGAGTATACAGGTGAAATTCCATTTTGTCAACCCCTAAATGCACCCCCCGGTATGTTTTTTTAAAGAAATATCCGTAAATCACCCATATTATTTTATTTTTTTGTAAATTAGGGGTTGACTTTCCTGTTTTAACCGCTAGAATATGTATTAAGGGCCACTGTGCAACGGCAAAAGGGAAACAATCATAGACAATAACGTCCTTTTACTGCCTCACAAGCCTAACTTAATTCTCTAAAAAGGTAAATACTATGCCCGGACCAGTGATACCACTCGGATATAAAATCCTTGCAGGAGCAGGTGCTGCTACTTTAGCACAGCTTGGCAATGTAATGTACGGTCAAGTAAAGAATGATCCGTTGCTTAAAAAGAAAAAAGACGAAACTAAGGGTCGTTCAGCAATGACCTCTGCTGAGAAACCAAGTAGCAAATGAACCTACTGCCTCAACAGCGTAAGAAGGCTCCACTTAGTGATAAGCAAGCCAAATTCCTCGACGAGTTGTTCGACAACGGTGGAAATACGAAGGCTGCAGCCGTAGCTGCGGGCTACGCAGAGGGTTCTGGTAACTGGTTGCGCGAAAGATTGTCCGAAGAGATCATCGAACGCAGCAAACACGTCATGGCAGCACACGCAGTAAAGGCCGTCAACCGCATTGTAGCGACCATAGACGACGATGGCAGCGAACCACGTGCTGAAGTACGGCTACGGGCTGCTGAAGCTCTCCTGAACCGTATAGGGCTCGGCAAACAAGAAACAATAAACCACAATGTACAAGCTGTACACGGCGTAGTTCTGCTACCGCCGAAAAAGGAGATACAGATCGATGAAAATCTATGATAGAAGAGTAAGCACAAGAAATGCTGAAGGTTCATCTGAGGTACGCAAGCGTATGGAAGAGGGAGGGCAGGTAACACGTGCAGATTTTCCGATAGCTCCCCCGGATAAAGATAAAAGAAAAGGACCAGATACAATTAAACCAGAGTTTTATGATAGCTACCTTACAATGATAAAAAGAAGAGCTGCAGCCCTTTTAAACTCTCTAAAAGATGCGGACACAGAACAGAAAAAAGCATCTGTTGAAAGTGATATATACGATTTTAAAGAAGAAACACAGATGACCCCTCAACAAGCGTTGAAACAAAAATTTAGATTTGAAAAGAAGGATAAGAACCGGGGATTCAAACCGGATTCAGATAACAGAGAAGCGTAACCGAAGAGTCATTATGGATGAAACTCCCACCGATCCCCCCAAGCGCAAACGTGGGCGACCTAAGAAAGACCCTAACGCACCGAAAGCAAACTACAACCTTTCCCGTGCAGAAACAGCCCGCCGTGAGACGCAGAAAAGAATCCGTCGGAACAAGAAGAAAGCGGATCAACTAGAGGGACAAGCCAAACGGTATCGTCAAGTTGTTCGTCAACAGAAGAAAGCAGCATCAAATGTCGAAAATGCTATCAACGGTAAAAAATCTCGTGTCATCGATCAGGGCACAATTGAGAGCTTACCTAAATCAGTTCGAGATCTCGTTGAAGATTCTGAGGTGGTATTTAAGCCTAACGATGGCCCTCAGTTTGATTTCCTCTCGGCTCCAGAGCAAGATGTCCTCTATGGCGGTGCGGCTGGGGGTGGCAAATCATTCGCGCTTCTTGCTGATCCTTTACGTTATTGTCATAACGCTAACTTTCGTGGCCTTCTGCTCCGCCGCACACTAGACGAACTAACGGAGCTTATAGACAAGTCAAAGCAACTGTATCCGAAAGCGTTCCCCGGTGCAGTGTTCCGTGAATCAAAGTCAACGTGGAACTTCCCCTCTGGGGCAACACTCTGGTTTACCTATCTAGAAAAAGACCGCGACGTGACTCGCTTTCAGGGTCAAGCGTTTGCGTGGATAGGCATCGACGAGATAACACAGTACCCGTCTTCTTACGTATGGGACTATCTTCGCTCTCGTCTCCGGACGACTGATCCGGAACTCATGGGGCAACTCTCCATGCGTTGCACAGCCAACCCCGGTGGGGTAGGTGGCTGGTGGGTCAAGAAGATGTACATCGACGCAGCACCACACAACACAACATATCCAGCGATAGATATGGAAACAGGTAAAGCGTTCGTGTGGCCCGCTGGTCATGAGAAGGAAGGACAGCCTCTGTTCTACCGCAGGTTTATTCCCGCACGTCTAACCGACAACCCATACCTCATGGCGGACGGACAGTACGAAGCAATGCTACGTTCTCTCCCAGAGGTCGAGCGCAAGCGGCTCCTTGATGGGGACTGGGACGTTGCCGAAGGTGCAGCGTTCCCGGAGTTCAGTAGAGT